GGCGAAGATGAAAAGGTCTATGAGTCACTAGAATCAGTCGATGAAGTTGCACCTCCTGGCAAAGAAAAGATGGTCAAGGCTATCAAGAAGGAGTATTCGAAAGACGGCGTTCTAACTGCTAAAGAAAAAGCGATTGCTTATGCAACAGCTTGGAAAGCAAAGAAAGCTAACGAAGAAGTCGAAGCGCTAGGTGAATTGTCACAGAAGATGGTTCGTGCATATCGTGATAAGGCTCGTGATGATAAAGAAAACGCCGAAGATGATCGGGAATTTTATAAAGCACAGAAGGATAGCACTTCGGCTGAAGATCAAAAGATTCGCAAGCGCACTGCTGGCATTAAGATGGCTGGTAGAAAAATTCACGGTGGCGCAAAGGTTCGTATGGGCGAAGAATTTATTGACCTACTAGCAACCGGCGAAATCGTTTTTGCAAACGAAGAAATCAGATCAATTTCAGAGCGCGAAGTAACACTTATTGCCACTGTTTTAAACAGACTGTCAGAAGAAAATCAAGATCAATTTTGCGAAGTAGCTTTGAAGTCACTAGACGGTTTTGATAAGATGCTTTCATTTGCAATTCAGAATAAGGGTGAGTAACAATGGCACTTAACGCAAATACTAGAATCAGTGCAAATAGAAAAAATCTATCAACAACTGTTTTATTCACCGGTACCGGAAGTATTGTTATTGCAGGCAATTCAACTGTTAGTGACATTGCTACAGGTGATGAAGTAATCACCGGCGCATCAATTACTCAACTCTGGGTAGGTTCACCTTCAGGTAACAGTTCATTTTGGACAATCGCTCGTGGTTCTAATACTGTTGCTGTTTGGGACTCAAGCGGATATTTTGATTACGCAGGTAATGGCAATGCGTTGACACTTGATAAGTCAGCAAATTTGGCGGTTACATTGACCAATTCTACTTCAGGTACTTTGCTGATCGAGCTTCAAAAAGAAGGCACGTTCCCTAGCACGTATTATACCTAAGGATAACTAAATGAAACTGATCACCGAATTAGTAGAAAACGTCAAAACGATTACTGAAGCCCGTGAAGATGGGAAGAAGAATGTTTTCATTGAAGGCGTATTCCTACAAGCTGATATTACTAATCGCAATGGTCGCTGCTATCCTTCCGAGATCATGGAGAAGGAAGTTGAGCGCTATTCAAATGCGTTTATCAAAACAAACAGAGCACTCGGTGAATTAGGTCATCCAGACGGTCCTTCGATTAATCTAGATCGTGTATCGCACATGATCACTAGCCTTGTAAAAGAAGGCAGCAATTATATCGGTCGTGCTAAGTTGATGGATACCCCTATGGGCAATATCGCCAAGGGATTAATTGGTGATGGTGTTTCGCTTGGTGTTTCATCAAGAGGAATGGGATCACTAGAAGAAAAGAATGGCGTCAGATATGTTAAGTCTGATTTCCACCTTGCAACTGCTGCTGATATCGTAGCAGATCCTTCAGCCCCAGATGCCTTTGTTAATGGCATCATGGAAGGTGTTGATTGGGTCTGGGAAAATGATCTTTTGGTAGCCCAGAAAGCTAAATTACAAGTTGAACAAGCAGTTAGATCTCGTGATCTAGAGACCAGAAAGTTACAAATTTTCGAGTTATTCATCAACAAATTATCGAAATTATAATTTACATAAATAGGTAATAAAAATAATGTCACTAAAGGAGTCTGAAATGGCAAAGAACAATACTACTGAAATCGTTGAGAACACAGAAGTTCTTGATGAAGCCGGTTCTGCAGATACCCTAAAGCCAGGCGCAGGCTCTGGCGGCGGAGACCTCGGTTCCACTAAGTCTGCTGCAATGGCAGCTGTTATGTCAGCTCTTGGCGGAATGTCAAAAGATGATATCAACAATTTCGCCGCTACACTATCACAGTTTGGTCCTAACAAGGATCTAGTTTCAGCCGGTAATGCTGCTGCAAACAAGTCCTCAATTTCAACTAAGCCTTCAGCTGCTTCATCTGCCGTTAAGGAAGATGTTGCTGAGCTATTCGGTGAAGAAGATCTAACAGAAGATTTCCGTGAAAAGGCATCAACACTTTTTGAAGCTGCTTTGAATGTTCGTATTGGCCTTGAAGAAACTCGTCTACAGGAAGAATTCGAAACAAAGCTAGAAGAAGCTCTTGCTGAACAGGAAGAAGCACTTGTAACTCGTGTCGATCAATATCTCGACTACGTTGTTGAACAGTGGATGGAAGATAACAAGCTTGCTATCGAAGCCTCACTTCGCACAGATGTAACCGAAGGTTTCATTGACGGTCTTAAGAATTTGTTCGCTGAACATTATATGGAATTGCCTGAAGAACGTCTAGACGTTGTTGGCGATCTTGCTGCTCAAGTTGAAGAACTTACAGCTAAGTTGGACGAGTCGATCACAAAAACAATCGAACTAGAAAAGATTGTCAATGAAGCGACTGCCGAAGCAATCTTTGACGAAGTGTCCGAAGGTCTTGCTGCTACACAAACAGAAAAACTCCGCACACTAGTTGAAGGTGTCGATTATGCTGATGCAGAGTCATACCGCAAGAAGGTTGGAATTATCAAAGAAAACTATTTCTCAGATAAGAAAACCGCCGCACCAGTAACTGGATTAATTGTTGAAGAAACAGTTTCCGATCCAGAAGCATTGACAGAAGAAGGCGCTGCTTCATACGCACAACCTGATGCTGCAATGTCACGTTACATTAGCGCAATCAATTCAACCGTCAAAAAGTAATTTTTTATAAATATAATTACGAAAAACCCAAGAGGAGGGATACTACAATGTATTTGAATGAAGACATCCAAAAGAAGTGGGAGCCAGTTTTAAACGCTGAAGCTCTTGATCCAATCACAGACAAGACCCGCCGGTCAGTAACTGCCGTGCTTCTCGAGAACACCGAGAACGCCCTTAAGGAAGCTGGTCAGTTCGGTGGTCAGCAACTACTCGGCGAAGCCACACACGCCAACCAGACCGGTGGAGCCGTTGACAACTTCGATCCAGTGCTTATCTCACTAGTTCGTCGTTCAATGCCAAACCTCGTTGCCTATGACATCTGCGGCGTTCAGCCAATGACAGGCCCAACAGGTCTAATCTTTGCAATGCGTTCACGCTATGCAAACCAAACTCACACTGAAGCATTCTACGGTGAAGCCAATACCGGATTCTCAACAATCCCCATTGGTAACTCTTCAGTTAACCTTCCTGGCGCTCGCAACGTTGGTACTGTTCCAGGTACTGCAAACAACGCAGAATCAAACACATACAACTTCGCCAGAGGTGTTAACACTGCTACTGCAGAAGCTTTCGGTATCTCAGGTGGTACTGATATTCCTGAAATGGCTTTCTCAATCGAGAAGGTTTCAGTTACCGCTGTTACTCGCGCTCTAAAGGCTGAGTACACAATGGAATTGGCTCAGGATCTTAAGGCAATTCACGGTCTTGATGCTGAAACAGAGCTTGCTAATATTCTTCAGGGCGAAATCCTTGCTGAAATTAACCGCGAAGTTATCCGCACAATCAACGTAACTGCTGCTCGCGGCGCCGCTTCAGAAACCACAACAGCTGGTATCTTCGATCTTGACACCGACTCAAATGGTCGTTGGTCAGTTGAAAAGTTCAAGGGTCTAATGTTCCAGCTTGAGCGTGAAGCTAACAAGATTGCAAAAGACACTCGTCGAGGCAAGGGTAATATCGTTATCTGTTCTTCAGACGTTGCTTCTGCTCTTCAGATGGCTGGCGTTCTTGACTACGCTCCTGCTCTTAACAGCAACAACCTAAACATTGACGATACAGGCAATACCTTCGCTGGTGTTCTCAACGGTCGCCTCAAGGTTTATATCGATCCATACGTAACTGGTAACTACATCACAGTAGGCTACAAGGGTTCAGCAGCTTTTGACGCTGGTCTCTTCTACTGTCCATATGTTCCACTACAGATGGTCCGCGCTGTTGACCAGGGTTCATTCCAGCCAAAGATCGGGTTCAAGACTCGTTACGGCATGGTTGCTAACCCATTCGCAGACGGTACAGGTGAAGGTCTTGGTGCAATCACTAAGGATTCTAACCTCTACTATCGTCGGGTTATCATCAACAACCTCATGTAATAAAAAACATAAAAGTTGTTACAAACTTGGGAGGGGGATCGAAAGGTTCCCCTCCTTTTTTGTCATATAAATAGTGTGTAAGGAGATAACATGAGCTTAACAACACAACCGACCAATTTAAACTTCTTATCACCACTGGGGTTCAAGTTGACTCTTGCCCGAGCGCCAACAACTGTGTTCTTTCTACAGAATATTAGTATTCCTGGTATCTCGATGAGTGAAACATATCAACCCACACCTTTCGTAAAGATTCCTCGTCCTGGCGATCATATTGACTATGCTGAGTTATCAGTCACATTCAAGGTTGACGAAGATCTTAAGAACTGGTTGGAAGTATACAACTGGATGCTTAGTTTAGGTTTCCCTGACAATTTTGATCAATATAAACGTTTAGGTAAAGCCGCTAAAGGTTCAGAAGAAACAGTATCGTCAGATATCAACGTGACCATTCTAAACAGTGCTATGAATCCGAACGTAGAGTTTCAGTTTAAAGATGCTTTCCCAACTACAATTTCACAGTTGGATTTAGGTTCTACTTCTACAGATGTTGATTATGTTTCAGCAACCGCTACTTTCCGATATAGAGTTTACGAAATTATAAAATTATAGTTGACATTGGTTTGCTGTTACTATATAATCATATATGAAGTAAACAATAACTATAGGTGAAATTATGAAGCTTGATGATATCTTTGCACTATGGAACGTAGATGCTAACATTAACCGCAATGAGCTGGGTGATGAAGCACTTAAAATCCCTAAACTACATGCTAAGTACTATGCTATCTTTACAGAGGAGCGTTTGCGACTCCGTAAGTATGAAACAGATCTTAAGCGTTTACGACTAGATAAATATGAATTCTACACACAAGGTCCTACACAAGAAACACATGACCTTGGATGGAAATTGCCAGCCATCGGTAAAGTCATTAAATCGGATGCATACACTTATGTAGATGCCGATCCCGAAATTATTGACCTTACTCTTAAAATTGGTATTCAACAAGAAAAGATCGAACTGTTAGATAGCATCATTCGCACATTGACGAATAGAGGTTACTTACTTAAAACAGCAGTTGATTGGGAAAAGTTTAAAGTAGGGATTTAATGGATAAAGTTCATCTACAGTATGTTAATGATGCTTACGTAAAAGTTGTTTCAGATCCAGGAACGGTGATGGAGCTATCAGAGCAACTGACCTTCTTTGCAGAGAATTATAAGTTTAATCCTAAGTATAAAGCAAGGATTTGGGATGGCAAGATTCGTCTTGTCAATGGTATGACAGGTTTATTATACGCAGGTTTAGCCCAGCGTGTCAAGAGATTTTGTGATAATCGAGGATATGAATTTTCATTTGACAATGAGATTGCCTATGATGATGTTTCAGAGCATGAAGTTAGAAAGTTTATTGAAACACTAAACCTACCTGCTGACAGAACGCCATATGACTATCAGGTTCAAGCGGTTGTAAAGTGCCTTCGCTCACGCCGTAGAACACTTGTGTCGCCCACCTCATCAGGCAAGTCATTGATCATCTACATTATATGTATGTGGTATTTAGCTAGGGGTATTAAGGAACTGATTGTTGTTCCTACGACTTCGCTAGTCATTCAGTTGGCAAACGACTTCAAGTCCTATGGGTATAAGGATGAATGTCATCTGTCAACCGATGGTTTGAATAAAGGTGATATTGAACAGGATATCACTATCGCTTGCTGGCAGGCAATTGACAACGGCAAATACAGCGTTCCTAAGACATGGTATGCACAGTTTAAAGCAATCATTGTTGACGAAGCACACACTGCTAAAGCAACGCAGTTGGTAAAGATTGCTAGTTCAATGATTAATTGTCCTTATCGCTTCGGCACAACAGGAACGCTAGATGATAACCCGTTAAATATTGCAACCATTGAAGGATTGTTTGGACCTCAGTATAAGGTAACCACCACTGAACAGTTGATGAAAGAAGGCAAGGTTTCACAGTTAACCATCAAGTGTATTATTCTAAAACATACTGCTAAGTCAAAGAAGGAACTGAAAGCCGCTGGTAAAACGTATCAGGATGAGATAGATTATATTGTAGGACACTCTGGCAGAAACAAATTCATTAAAAATCTCACATTATCTTTGCATGGAAACAAACTTCTTTTCTTTAAATTGGTTGACAAACATGGAAAAGTGTTGTATGATCTATTGAAGGATGAGGTTGAAAACGTTTATTATATTGACGGTGCTGTAAAAGCACAGCAGCGAGAAGAGATTAGAAAAGCAGTCGAAGAAGAAGGCAATGCCACTTTGATCGCTTCTTTAGGGACTACTTCTACTGGCGTATCGATCAATCGTCTTAAACATATGATTGCTGCTGCCCCTTCGAAGTCGAAGATCAAGGTGTTGCAGTCGATTGGTCGTATGTTGCGTTTGCATGAAGAAAAAGAAGAATCAGGTGCTATCCTATATGATATCATCGATGACTTTGGAAAGAACTTCACCCTTCAGCATTTTGCCGAGCGCCTTGCTATATACGATAAGGAAGGTTTTGATTATAAAATTTATGTAGTAGGACTTAAAGATGACTGATGAAACATATTTACTAGTGAAGTTAGTCAACGGCGAAGAAGTCATCGGTGAAGTTATCTCCAGTGATGATGCAGCAGAAATGGTAATGCATCGTCCTATGCTAGTTGGTGATAGTTCTATTTCAAGATATCACTTCTTTGCTGAAGATGAAGAATATGTTAGTTTTCGCAAATCAAGTATTGTTTCTACTACAATTCCTCGCAAAGCTTATATCAAATTCTACTTGCATTGTATCTCAAAGTATGATATAAGTGTTAATGATCAACTCGATAAAAGTATTGAATTGTCGATTAAAGGTCATGATAGAGACAAAGAAAGTTACCTCATGGAGCTATTAGGTGCCATGATGTCTACAGGAAATACCTCAATACAATGAAAAAGAAACCAGCACATTACGTTGATAATAAACTATTATATAGTGAGATGACTAAGTTCATCAATGATTGCCGTGAGGCAAAAACAGATGAAGATCAACGTCCAAAGATTCCTGAGTATATCGGTGTTTGCATCTATAAGATTGCAACCCGACTAGCAACTAAACCTAACTTTGCATCCTATACTTATAAGGATGAAATGATTAGCGATGGTATCGAAACATGTTGCAGGTATCTACATAACTTTGATCCTGATAAGTCAACTAACCCGTTTGCATACTTTACACAAATTATCTACTATGCTTTCCTTCAACGTATTCAGAAGGAAAAGAAGCATGCTTACATTAAGCAGAAGTCAATTGAAAATAGTTCTGTTATGAATTTACTGGTCGACCAACCATTTACGGAAGGTCACTTTAATGCATCATATGTTACTATTGATGATGGCAAGATTGCAGATTTTGAGAAGAAAAATAATATCAGTCCAGGAAAGACAAAAAAAACAGCGAAGATTA